TTTTTGGAAAACCGACTCAAACGAATTTTGAAGAGTATTTTACTGCTTCATCTTTCCTTCAGTATTCCAATGCTCTGAAAATTGTACGAACTGAAAATACTGGTATAAAAAACGCTGTAACCAATTCGGGAACGGCAGTATTGATTAGACATACTAATGAATACAACTCTACATACTTAGCAGAAGGTGCTTATACAGGAATCTCTGGAATTGAGTTTGCTGCTAGATACGCAGGTGTTTATGGTAACGGATTAAAAGTATCCGTTTGTCCATCAGCAACTGCTTACGAAACAGAAGCGGTTTCAACCGTATCTGATTCAGCAATTGCAGTAGGCGATACACAAATAACGGTAGCAAGTGGAACCAACATAGGTGTTGGCGATATGTTATCATTTTCTACAACGGCGTCAACTAACGACTATGATGACGGCCAAGAATATGAGGTTACTGCTGTTTCATCTAACGATATTACATTTAAAAGACAAACAGGTACAGGTGGTTTAACAAGAGTTGTTGCCAACGGTGCTAATGTAAGACGAAGATGGCAGTATTACGACCGAGTAAGTGGCGCACCTGGAACATCTCCAGATGTATCAGCTGCTGGTAGAACAAATGATGAGCTACACATTGTTGTTGTGGATTCAGACGGTTCAGTAAACGGTACAAAAAACGAAGTATTAGAAGTATACGAAAAAGTATCAAAGGCAAAAGACGCCAAGGATGCAGGTGGTTCAAATAATTTCTATCCAGAAGTTATTTACAAAAAATCATCTTTCATCTATTGGGGAGACCATAATTCGGCAGGAACGAATTGGGGAGATTCAAAAACAGCAGCTTCATCAGCATATACAGATGTTACCGCTCCAATCGCATTAACTTTTACAGGTGGTGTAGATGGTACGGCAACTGACGGTGCTAGGAAGTCTGGATATGAAGAATTCCAAGACGCAGAAACCGTTGATGTTGGACTAATTTTGGCTGGTAATGCTAGCGCAGCTTTACTTGGCGATTTAATTACAATCGCTGAAGTAAGAAAAGATTGTGTAGTATTTGCAAGTCCGCAAAGGTCCGATGTGGTTAACATAACTTCCTCTATCGTACAAACAAACAATGTATTGGCATTTTTTAATACCATACAATCATCATCTTACATAGTTTTTGATAGTGGTTACAAATATACATACGACAGATATAATGATGTCTATAGATATGTTCCACTAAACGGAGATATGGCTGGCTTATGTGCTAGAACAGACCTTACTAATGACCCTTGGTTTAGTCCTGCTGGATTAAATAGAGGTATAATTAGAGGCGCTGTTAAGTTGGCGTATAGTCCAAATCACTCACAAAGAGACGAACTTTACAGAGCGAGAATCAACCCAGTTGTTTCTTTCCCTGGACAAGGAATCATTTTGTTCGGTGACAAAACTGGACTTACTACACCATCAGCATTTGACAGAATAAATGTAAGAAAATTGTTTATTGTTTTAGAGAAAGCGATTGCTACTGCTTCTAAATTCCAATTGTTTGAATTCAATGATGAATTCACAAGAGCTGGTTTTAGAAATATGGTAGAACCTTTCCTAAGAGAAGTACAAGGTAGACGAGGTATCACAGACTTTTTAGTAGTGTGTGATGAATCTAACAACACAGGTGAAGTAGTGGATAGAAATGAATTTATAGCTGAGATTTATATTAAACCAGCTAGAAGTATCAACTTTATCACATTATCTTTTGTCGCAACAAGAACTGGCGTGGCTTTTGAAGAAGTCGCAGGTTAAAAGGTAAAGAGGAGAAATAAAAAATGTTAAATATAAATGACTTCAAAACCAAACTTGCAGGCGGTGGAGCCCGAAAGAATCAGTTTAAGGTAACAATGCCTTTCCCTGGTTATGCAAGTGTTGGTGGCGAAATAGAAGACTTGGCTTTCTTATGTAGAGCTACATCTATTCCTTCAATGGAAGTAACGAACATTAATGTTCCTTTTAGAGGTAGAGCTATTAAGATTGCTGGTGATAGAACGATTCCATCGTGGTCAGTCACTTGTTATAACGAC